GGTTTACCGTCAAGATCACCGGACGGATCGACCGCAAGGTGGACGCCGAAAAGCTACAGGAACTGGCCTCGGAGAACGGTCTGTCTGACCACCTCTCCAGCCTGTTCCGGTGGAAGCCCGAGATCAATATGGCGGTATGGAAGGCCACCGCCCCCGACATCACTGGCCCACTGGCGGAAGCAATCACCGCCAAACCAGGCCGGCCTTCGTTTTCCATCGTTGAGGAGAAAGAGTAATGAGTTTTCTTGGAGAATCGTTCGACATCGACCAGATGCCGGTATCGGAGCGTTCCTACGATCTGCTGCCTGACGGCTGGTATCATGCCAAGATCACCAAGGCCGACGCCAAGCCGACCAAGGACCAGAGCGGCCAGCTTATCGCTGTGCGCTATGACATCGTTGGGCCGACCCAGCAGGGCCGCGTGATCTTTGCCAACATCAATATCCGCAACCGCAACCCGGAAGCGGAGCGCATTGGCCGGGAGCAGCTTGGCTCGGTCATGCGCGCCATCGGCCTTCGCAAGCTGGAGGACACCGACCAGTTGATCGGCGGCGAACTCCAGATCAAGGTCAAGACCTCGCCGGCTAAGGATGGCTACGAGGCTCGCAATGATGTCAGCGGCTTCAAGGCGCTGGAGGGTTCCTCCCTGCCCTCGGCCCCGAGTACGCCGCAGACCCAGCAGAGCGGGGGCGCAACCCCGCCCTGGATGAAGAAGTAAGACTATGCCCCGGTCTGGGTTGGGCTGGGCCGGGGCAATTTTTAGGGACTGACATGACACTAGCTGAACAGATAGACGCCTATCACGCATCGCGCCCCAACCGGCCTAGGCCGCACTTGGGGGCCAGCCTGCTTGGGCACCACTGCGACCGATGGCTCTGGCTGTCGTTTCGCTGGGCCATTCAGGAACAATTCGAGGGCCGCATTCTCCGCTTGTTCCGGCGCGGCCACCATGAGGAAAACTGGGTCGTGTCTGACCTCCGCGAGATCGGGATGGTCGTGACTGAAACCCAGCGCCGGGTCATATTTGGTTGCCACGTTTCGGGGAGCCTGGACGGCGTGGTCAAGATTGAGAAACGCTCTGGCGTCCTTGAGATCAAGACCCACTCAAAAAAGTCTTTTGATGACCTTGTAGCAAAGGGTGTCAAGGAGTCAAAATGGCAACACTATGTCCAGATGGCTTGCTATGCCAAGGGGACCAATAGCCAATTTTCCCTGTATTTTGCAGTATGCAAAGACGACGATAGAATCCATACCGAGATAGTCCCCAGGGACGACGAAGTGGCCGACAAGTATATTGAGCGTGGGAAAAAAATAGCGCTGTCTGAGCGTATGCCGCCGCCAGTTTCTGTTGACCCAACGTGGTATCTGTGTAAAAGATGCCCTGCATACGGCATAATTTGCCACAGGGACCAAGGAGTAAAGCATGACAGCGCAAAAAGTAATTCCGGGTGTTAGGTTCGGCAGGCTATCAGTTATAGATATTGTAGGAGAGCGGAAAAGCGGGCGTCATCCCAAATGGAGATGTCGGTGCGACTGCGGAAACGAAAAGATAGTTAGCGCAGTGCATCTGAAAAATGGGAGGGAGCCAAGCTGTGGGTGCGCTACGCGCGACTATCAGCGCCTTCGCCACGACATAGCTGGCCAACGCTTTGGGAGATTAATTGCAGTTTCCGCGCTTCCTCAAAGCAACAAAAAGCGCAGCATTGTTTGGCGCTGCCGATGTGATTGCGGCGAGGAGTGCCAGGTGGCCGGAACAGAACTGAGGTCTGGTCACACGCAATCGTGCGGGTGTCTGCACAGGGATGTGGTCGGGGCCATTGTTAGCACGCACGGGCATACAAGAGGCGGCCTGTCTCCGACATACATTAGCTGGGCGTCCATGATGACAAGGTGCCGCAATCCAAATGCAGGGAATTACCGCCACTATGGCGGAAGAGGCATTTCAGTATGCGAGCGGTGGAATGATTTCGGCGCGTTTCTGTCGGATATGGGCGAAAGACCCGAAGGAAAGACTCTTGACCGGATCAACGTAAATGGAAATTACGAGCCGGGGAATTGCAGGTGGGCCGACCGATGCACTCAAGCGCAAAACAAGAGGGAGCGGCTATGAGCAATGATTGGGCTAGATATATTCACGCCAACTGCCGCACATGCTGCCATGTGACGCCGATGGCGAACAACACATTCCACTGTGGCGTGTTCGACAACCCGATTCCTGATGACTTCCAGCATGAGGGATGCGACAACCATGTCATCCACCCAGACCTAGTGCCGTGGGAGATGAGGCCCAGAGACGATGGGCGCCATGTCGAGTGGCTGATCGACGGCCACTGGGTGCTGAACGGCCCGGATGGATTGAAGTCGAGAGAGATTCTGGCCAACCCTGCGGCGATCAATTCGCCAGAGGTGGCAGAAGTGAAGGCATTGTTCCCGAATGCGGAGGTTGTAGGATGACGGCTTATTATAACGAAATGGACCCGTATGCGGCGCAGTGGCTCCGCAACCTGATTGCCGCAGGCCATATTGCGCCGGGTGTAGTTGATGAGAGGAGTATTGTAGATGTCCAGCCAGACGAATTGCGCAAGTTCACACAGTGCCACTTCTTCGCCGGGATCGGAGTGTGGAGCCATGCTCTCCGTAGAGCCGGATGGGCAGATGACGTTCCTGTCTGGACCGGATCATGCCCCTGCCAGCCATTGTCAGCAGCGGGACAACAGAAGGGATTCAATGATGAGCGACACCTCTGGCCGACCTGGTTCAACCTTATCGCGGAGTGCCGTCCTCCAGTCGTCCTTGGAGAACAGGTTGCGTCTGCTCTCGACTGGCTCGATCTTGTATCGGCTGACATGGAAACAGCGGGTTACGCCTTCGGGGCGAGCGATCTGTGCGCTGCGGGCTTCGGCGGCGCGCACATCCGACAGCGACTCTACTTTGTCGGGCTGGCCGACGCCGATGGCAGCGGACAGCAGGGGCAGGGCGGGAGCCGCGAAGCACAAGAACAGCGAACTGCCGAACGCAGTGGAACTGGCGGGTTGGCCGACGCCGAACGTAATGACAGGCGGGCAGACCAGCCGGAGCGGGGACCGCAAGGGCGAACCCTTGATGGGAGGGATTTGCAGGGGCCTAGCGGAAATGGCCCAACCCATGCGCCTATGCTCGGACGGAACGCTGCTGACTGGCTCTACTGCCGGGATGGAAAGTGGAGGCCGGTTGAACCCGGCACATTCCCGCTGGCTGATGCGGCTCCCGCGCGAGTGGGACGCCTGCGCGCCTACGGAAACGGCCTCGATGCTGAAACGGCAACGCAGTTCGTAAAGGCGGTGATGGGCTAATGCTCCGCCCCTACCAGCAAAAGGCCATCGACGATCTCTACACCTGGTTCCAGTCGAACAGCGGGCATCCGTGCCTTGAGCTACCGACTGGAGCCGGTAAGAGCCACATCGTCGCCGCACTGTGCAAAGACGCTGTGCAGTCGTGGCCTGATACCCGCATTCTCATGCTCACCCACCAGAAGGAATTGATCGAGCAGAATTACGAGAAGCTGCTCCAGCACTGGCCCAACGCTCCGGTCGGCATTTACTCGGCCAGCGTGGGCCGGCGCCAGCTTGGCAATCCGATTACCTTTGCCGGCGTCCAGTCTGTCCGCTCCAAGTCGGGGAGGATCGGGCATATCGACCTGTGCCTGATCGACGAGTGCCACCTCATCAACCACAAGGACACTGGTTCCTATCGGTCGCTGCTGGCCGAACTGTGGGAGATCAATCCGAACATGCGGGTGGTCGGCCTGACCGCCTCGCCTTACCGCCTGGGCCACGGCCTCATCACCGATGATCCGGCGATCTTCGATGATATCATCAAGCCGGTCACTATCGAGGAACTGGTGCTGGGCGGGTTCCTGTCTCCGCTCCGCTCCAAACTGACCGGCACCAAGTATGATCTCTCAGGCATCCACAAGCGCGGCGGGGAGTATATCGAATCGGAACTGATGGCCCGCCTCGACACTGATGAATACAACTTCGCCATTGCCGAGGAGATCATGGCTATCGGGCAGGACCGCCGCTCATGGCTCCTGTTCTGCACTGGTGTGGAGCATTCCCGCCACATGGCGACAATCCTGCGCGAGATGTATGGGATCGCCGCAGAGGTC